AGCTAAAGCACTCTGTAATGAATTGGGAGTAGATGTATATGTCATCAATGGATCCGACGAAGGTAGATTCCTCGATACTGTCCGAAACACTGCGAAAAACTTCGCTTCGACCGTATCGCTTTCGTCAACTGCTAAACACAAAGTCATCATCATTGATGAGGCAGATAATACAACCAACGATGTTCAACTCCTCTTACGGGCGTCTATTGAGGAATTTAGTGGTAATTGCAGATTCATCTTCACTTGCAACTACAAAAACAAAATTATTGAACCACTCCACTCCAGATGTGCCGTTGTGGAGTTTGGAATTAAAGGAAAAGAAAAGCAACAACTTGCTGCAAACTTTTTTAAGCGTCTTCAAGACATTCTTCGACAAGAAGGAGTAGAGTACGATCAGAAAGTTCTGATTGAACTAATCAATAAGCACTTCCCAGACTGGAGACGTGTACTTAATGAGTGTCAACGATATTCTTCTAACGGTAAAATTGATTCGGCCATTCTTGCATCATTCTCTGATGTTTCTGTAAATGAACTTGTTAAGAACCTTAAGGAAAAGAACTTTGCGGAAGTTCGGAAATGGGTTGTCAATAATCTTGATAATGATTCTTCTGTTCTGCTTCGGCGCATTTATGATGCGCTTTATGAGTCTCTTGTTCCTAATAGCATTCCTGCTGCTGTTTTAATTGTAGCTAAATATCAATATCAAATTGCATTTGTTGCAGATCAAGAAATTAATCTTCTTGCAGCGTTAACTGAAATTATGGTGGAGTGTGAATTCAAATGATTACTTTTGATGAAGTTTGGAATTTTATAGAAACAACTTATGTTGATGAAAAAGTTCTTGAATTAATTCATCCAGAAACAGGTGAAAGAATATCTTCAAACATTTATATTGTAGAAACTCTTTGGGAAAAACGTTATGATATGAGTATGCTTAAAAAATTATGGGAAGAAAAGTATACTTTTATTATTCATGGCAGTTGCGTAACTCCTTCTTTAAGAGAATTGATTGAAGAAATAGAACAAGATAATAATGTTCAAGCACAGTCTCATATTTACATGGGTAAATATGGGAGTAGATCTTTTTCTGTACATGCAGATAACCCAGATAATTTGATAGTTCAATGTATTGGTAAATCAAAGGTTACCATCTATAATGAGTATTCAAATTGTGCTGGTATATTTCCTGATGCAAATGTAACTATCAAAGAACAATATATTCTTGAACCAGGAAATTCAATTTATATTCCTTCTTTGCAGTTTCATCTGTTTGAACCGCTGACTGATCGATTGAGTATTAGTATCCCAATGATTAAAAAATGATTATTAGTGAAAGTGATGCAGTTTGGGCTGCAAACGAGTTTATAGAATATTTTTCTTATATGTCCAACATTGAGGACTATTTGCGGTTTGTAAAAAAAGAAGTAATTGCATCTACAAGTTCTCTTGTATCGTTGCATGATGAATTCTTCAATGAAGATATTCATCCCGAAGATATGGATTTTGATATTAAGTTTGTGGGAACTAGATTTCAGAATGCTGTTCCTCAAGAACATTATGTCAATCTTTTGAGGGCAGTTTCTTCTCACAATAATGAATCAAATATTCCTGGAAGGGAATTGCGTTGGATGGTATTTGAAAAGAATACTAAAAAGGTTCTTGGATTTATTCGTTTTGGTTCACCTACGATTAACTCCAAACCAAGAAACGAATGGTTGGGACAGTCTCCAGACCTGTCTATTTTTAATCGACATGCAGCTATGGGATTTGTAATTGTTCCATCTCAACCATTTGGATATAATTATCTTGGCGGGAAATTGCTCGCACTTCTTTGTTGTTCTCACTTTGCAAGAGAGTCTTTGAATGAAGTATTTGAAAAAGATATTGCTTTATTCGAAACAACATCATTGTATGGTTCAACAACTGATGCATCTCAATATGATGGTTTGAAACCTTTTATGCGATACAAAGGTCTCACTGAAAGTAAGTTTCTTCCTCTTCTTCATGATGAGATATTTCACAAGTTGCATGATCGCTTTACTCTTCTGAATAACAATACTCCTTTGACTGACAATAAGGCTTCATCTAAGAAAATGAAACGTCAGACAAAGATGATTTCAATTATCAAAAACTCTCTTCAAGATAAACAAAAACTTGAGGAGTTTAACTCTGTCATTGATGCAGCATTTACTCTAACTCAAAAGAAACGATTTTATATTTCCGATTATGGTTATGCAAATGTTCGTGAAGTAATTCTTGGCGAGCAGAAAGAACTTCTTCGTGGTCCTAATTGGGATAAGTTTTATCTTGAAAATATTATCTCTTGGTGGAAGAAGAAGGCAGCAAAGAGATATGAAAAATTAAAAGAAGAAAATAGATTCAGAACTAAGGTCGAACTCTGGACTGATGATGATGAAATTCAAATTATTAGATAATGGAACTCAAAGACTGGCTTAATTCAATCAATCATACAAAAGAAGATTTATCTGAGGATATAAAGTCTTATCCACCTTATATTATTAATCGTTGTTTATCTGGACACATTGATTGTGTGATGTTTGCAAATGAGATGAATATGAATCATCATCTTGGTAAAGATATGCAATATTCGTTTTATCTAAATAGTCTAAGGAAAAAAAAGAGATTCTCTCCTTGGCTCCGAAAAGATAATATCAAAGATTTAGACTGCGTTAAGCAATACTATGGATATAGTAATGAAAAGGCATCTCAGGCTTTGAAAATTCTATCCCGTCAACAAATCGACTTCATAAAACAAAAACTTGAAACTGGTGGAAACAATGGCAAACCAAACAATTGAACCTCAGGTAAATTGGACTCCTAATATGATGGTAGAAGTCCTTTTGAATGAACCTGATGATTTTTTAAAAGTTCGTGAAACTTTGACTCGTATCGGAGTTGCATCGAGAAAGGAGAAAAAACTCTATCAATCTTGTCACATTCTACATAAGCAGGGTAAGTATTACATCGTCCATTTTAAAGAGTTATTTGCTCTGGATGGAAAGTTTGCAAACCTTACAGTTAATGATGTTCAACGTCGCAACCGTATTGTTCGTTTACTTGCTGACTGGGGATTGGTCACGATTGTCAATGAAGATCTGGTTCAGGACATTGCACCTCTGAATCAAATCAAAGTTATTGCTCATAGAGATAAAAATGAATGGATTCTTGAGCAGAAGTATAATATTGGCAAAAAAGCAAAACCTACTGATGCCGAATAAATAGAATTGAGACCTTCGTGCGGTCTCTACGAAAGTCGGAACACCCTAAAAAGAGGATCGGTTCTTACCCTTCCTCTTTTTTTCGTATCTTATATAATTAGTAATGGATGCCGTAAGGATCCACAAAACACAAACTCGCTTTTAAAGGAGCTACCATAATGACTAATCTCACAAGGTATACTACTGCGGATCTTCCTACCCTGTTGGATAGAATTACTCGCAATAGTATTGGAATGGATGAGTATTTTGATAGACTGTTTAAAGTTCATGAAACTACATCAAATTACCCTCCATACAATCTTGTTCAACTAAGTAATACTGAGTCTCGTTTAGAACTCGCACTTGCAGGATTTAAAAAGGAAGAAATCCATGTGTTCACCGAGTATGGAAAACTTTTTGTCGAAGGACAAAAGGAGGATAAAGAATCCGATTCTAACTACATCCATAGAGGAGTGGCTCAGCGATCTTTCCAGAGAGCGTGGACAATTGCAGATGATACAGAAGTCAAAGAAGTCACCTTTGAAGATGGACTTCTTCGAGTTGAATTAAGAAAGATTGTTCCAGATCATCACGCTCGCAAAGATTATCTATAAATAAAATTGAATATCGTCGGCGCAGAGGGGAAACTGGCACAATCCAGTTGACTCCCCTCTTTTTTATTGGTAGAATGGGTACATTGAGAAATACTATGATTAAACTTTTAGTTCTTTTGACGGGTCAAGTTCTCGTTTCAAAAATTGAAGAAGTGGGTTCCGAGATGGGAGAACCAGATTGCAAATTGACAAATCCATTTGTTTTAAATGGAGATAACTTGGAACCATGGTTGGTTGACTATACTAACCAAAATGTGTTTATGATTCACTCTGACAAAATTCTCACAATTACTGATCCCAAGCCCACCACTGTTGAAAAATACGAACAACTGATTAAATGAGATTTTATACTAACGTACAATTAATCGGCAATCAGTTCCTTGTTCGTGCTTATGAAAATGGTGATCATGTAATGTTTAAAGAAGAGTATACTCCTACTCTTTTTATTCCCACAAAAAAAGAATCAAAATATAAAACTCTTGAAGGTGAAAGCGTTGAACCAATTCAACCAGGTTTTGTGCGAGATTGTAGAGAGTTTTACAAAAAATACGAAGGTGTAGATGGGTTTCGTATCTTTGGAAATGACAGATACGTGTCTCAGTATATCTCAGAAAAGTATCCAGAAGATGAAATTAAGTTTGATATTTCTAAGATCAGACTTTACACCTTGGACATTGAGGTTGCATCGGAGAATGGATTCCCTGATGTAGAATCTGCTGCTGAAGAAATCCTGCTTATTTCTATTCAAGATTATAATACTAAAAATATTATTACCTGGGGCGTGAAACCCTTTAC